ACTGTTCAATTTGTGAACCGCTCATTATACAATAACCACGGTTACGTTTGCACCGATGATGGTTGGTTTTTGAAAGATTTGCATTGCTATTTCTGCGGGAGCGTAAATACCACTTGAAACCGTTGCGATTTCACAATTTTTCACATAAAGTCCCGGACATTCCGATTGAACTCCCGCCGCAATTTCGAATGGTGACGCATTTTGTCCAACTCCAAAACCTTGCAAACCTTCAATTGCATTGTTTCCAAAATCAACGATAGCCTGAGTTACCGCATCTGCGATGTTACCGGCAAACGTTCCTTGTCTGACAGTAATTTGACACAGTAAAGGCACCGAGGTCGGGTCATCCCAACGCACCGTGTAACTTTGCCCGCTAGAAGGTTCCACAACCGCTAAACTTTGCGCACCATTCCATCCAGCCCCTTGACTTTTTGTTGCCAATAGCGCGGTTGCGATATCCAAAGCAGAACCGCCATCAACACAAATCCAAATTGATTTGGCAATTAATGTAACCCCGCTTATCGTAACGGTTCCATTTGTTACGTTTTCCAAACCTTGGGAACCAATTACCCCCGACACATTATTAATTCGAGACAAAACCGCATCCATCATTGCGACACTTTGCAATGCCAACGTTTTGCGTCGTAATACAGCCAACGCCTGATCCGTTTGCTGTTGTGTTCCCAATGTTCCAACGGTGTTATTAACCACCGTTTCCAAACCTAAAACATCAGTTATAATCGTCCAACTTCCGGTAGGTGCGAGAATTGGTCCGGCAACAACGGCGGTATATGATCCGATCGCTTCGCCGGTTGTTGCATCAAGAGTTAAATTTGAATTTAGGGCAAATTGATCACCATTCGGTGATGCAATTAGACTTCCAATCGCAATTGGACTACTTTGAACGCCTGTTAACAACACATTGTTAACAACTGTAAATGTGTCGGGCAACCGTTCTAAGCCTGTCAAGGCGCATATGGCATCAAGAAACATTCCCGCCGCTTGGTTTGGATTAATCTGATTTGCCAAAGCCGCATTATTTTGTGCAACGGAACTCCGCGCCGCAACTTCCCCTGCTATCATTACGCCTTGCGGCGTTGAACTATCGGTATTCAGACCAGAACCTAATACCCCTGTCCATTCTGTCTCAACTTCATTTTGCAAAGTTGTTACGTTCGGAACAATTACCCCGGTTGGTTCAACATATGTATACAAAGGATCACTCATGTCGGTTGTCCTAAAATACCAGATACATTCAACAACGTTGGACTGTATACGGTTAAAATACGAGCGGTATATTCAAATATGTCGCCAGATGTTGTCATTGTAAAATTCTGAATATTAACCACACCGTTTATTTTAATCAACGTTGCCCGTGCTACCGCTTCCCATTTGATAAAATTTCTACTCAACCAAACGTCGGTAAGTGTGGGCATTCCTCCGGCCGGATTTAAAAACATCTCACCTAATTGAGTTTTCAAAGCGTGTTCACAGTCCTGTTTCAATGCTTCGATATCATTTGCCATTGTCAAATTTCCGTCGGAACCAACGAAAATATCATTGCTGTCGTTCGTTTGAATGCTTAAATTACTCATGGGACAATTACAATCGTTCCGTTAACAGTTATAGGACCGCCGATGATATTTAATTGGCCTGTCAAATCAACGCCAGTTGAATTAATATCAAACAATGTTGAACCAATCACCGCAGATAAGCCCGTCGCGTTCATTGTAAGACTATTTGATCCGACAACCGCAGAAAGTTCACTCTCGGTGACTTCAAATGTATTTGACCCGACCGTTAATTTAATTTTAGTTGGCCAAAGGGAAATTTTAATTGATCCGTCTTGACTTTGTATAACGCAACTCGCGCTATCTTCCCCCGCTATTGTAAAATTCGATCCAAAATCCGGCCAAAAACAACCATTTTCAAAACTGTGCATACGGGCGGTATTCGGCGCTGTTCGGTTGCCGCTTTGAAGGTATAAGGATATGTCCCTGTCACTCGCTTTTATCCACCCTTTTGATCCCGCCACAAGCGGGAAATTGATCACAAATCCCCCGCCCCCGGCAGCGTATACCGGCACACTTGCACTTGAGGCGCGATTTATCAACGTTCCGTCTACTGCGACCATTTGAATTTGCGGTTGCACGCTGGCAATGTTTTTATCGCGATCATACGAAATAACCGTTGCGGGTAAACAATTGTCTAAACCACGTTGAAACGCTTTTAACGCTTGAGCAATTATACCTTGCAATGATCCTTGATTACTTCGATCAAAATCAGGATCGGTAATTCTGCTTTCACTCATGTTACAGCTTTCAAACATTCGGCCATATATTGAAATTCAGTTTCACGGCTTGATAGAGCAAAATTGAGTTTATATATAACATACAATCCATTAACCGAGGGATTGATAACGCTTGTAACGTTAATTGCTCCCCCTAATTTGACTGACGGGTTATATAAAAATGCAATTTTCAACCCCTGTTCTGTTATGTTTGGAACTCCAATCATTCCTGTTTCAGAACTAAGGTTTAATACGTCTCCGTCAAGAGGTAAAAATGCGTCTTTCAACACCAGTTGGGTATCATCAACGAAGGCATCAACTCCCAATTCTTGAAGTTTTACAACCTCACCTAGAGCATTTCCATTATATGAATAATTAGAAACAGTTTTGTCAGTCGATTGATTATTGAGACCGAGACCTAAATTTCCGGCAACTCGATTTGCAATGACTGAAAGTTTTTGATTTGGACCTCCCGAAGAACTCCCAACTTTACCTTTCATAAAATGGGCAGTTCCGCATTTTAATGAAAGCGTTAATTCGGGAGGCGCACCAACCCCGCCTATTGTGATATCCCCTTGATACACAAGAGAAATGCCAGTAGATACCCGACCGGCGGAAAGAGTGAGAGTTTTAGCAGTCCGATTTTTATTAAACGGCGAAGTTTCGCTTAAAATATAATTTCGAGTATCGTCGCTTAAACCAGATATATCAACGTTGCATTCATTCATAAGAGGATTTGCGTATTTACATCCGCGTGCGCGTATACGAAAATTTTGATCAAACGTCATCAATTGGCCGCTAACTTCAAACGAAACTTGAAGCAACCTCAAATCGAGCGAATTTACAGCGTCAACCATATCACGCCACCTTTAGAGCCGCAACCATGTCGTTATAACTCAAATATATTAACGTTTGAGTTATACCAAATTGATTAAAATCTGGTAAGTTATCATTGGTCGTCAACAATAAAAAATTTCCACCTTTCCCCTGATAACCAAAAAATGGAATTAGGAATGATCCCGGTGTAATTCTTTGACCGTTTGTAATTTGCACGCCATTCTTTGATATATCACACGCCATTGTGCCATTAATTTGAAAAATTCTGATCACATAACGATCATTATCAAGTTGCGTTGTAAACGTTTGCTCGGGAATATTTGACAATTGAAGCGTCAACATGCTATTCGCCCCCGCCTTTGCCAAATATTAAACTGTAAGCCGCGCTGCTTTGTTCAGTTTCACCATTCGCACTATCTTTTTGGGTTGGTGTTGCCGGTTGACCCGTTTTATTGCCCACATTGGGAAGTGGCGACGACGACGGGGTTGCAAAAATGACCTCAATCAGTTTAATAACCATCGTTATCGTATCAAAATGTTCCGGATTTTCTTCGTGTGGCATACTTTCAATTAACATCGGGGGATAAAGCCCGGTGTTTGTTTGAACTTGAACCGTATTCACACCGATATAAACCGCATTGATTTGATTATAAGTATCGACGTAAGTTTCTGGCGTCAACACCATGGCCAAGCCAATTTCAATTTGTCCGATAACTCTATGATCGGTCAAAACTGATCCGGTTTCAACAGGATGTGTCATAAGTTTTGCAGCTTTTTTTATATTCGCCTTCAATGGGCGTGCATCGGTAAAAAGCTGATTAAAACTTTGATCAAATACACCGACAACATCTTGTGCCGCTGTTGGTGTATATCCGTCACCGAGCGTATTTATTGATCCCGACATTAATGGGAAATCCCATCCGCATAATTCGGCATAACATCATTGTAATGCCTGGTTAAATGTTCCGTAAATTGATCGGCAAAAGATTTTGGATCATCGCTATTCGTATGCAAATGAGTGTCGCCACTAACCACAAGTGAATTACTTGAATTGCGATTAGTAAGTGACGATGCCGTTTGCGCCATGAGTGGGCTTGACGTTGACGCTAAAACGTTCTTTCCGGCTTCAATATTTCGGTTAACATCTTCCAAACGTTTACGCATATTCTCGCGCATGTGGGCATTGGACATTTGTTCTAATGGACGTTCCCATAAAAGCGAAACTGCCGATAATCCCTTTTTTCTAAGTTCCGCCCCAATTGCTTTAATTCGTTCCCATGAATTTTTTTCAGAACCTTGATTTTCGTGCATAACAAAATCAAGTTGTTCGTCAAAAGTGGCGCTGTCAACCGAATGTCCAAACGTTTTTGCAAAATCTTCTTTGCGCGATTGACTTGTTATTTGAAACAAGCCCCTACCAGGACCGCCGCCCATTTCTTTCCGATTTGTCACACCACCACTTTCGGCAATGGCATTTGCCGCAAAGTCCCAAGCATTATCACTATCCATTCCACGTTTAACTAAACCGTCGTGAATTTGCTTACCTACCTCATTTTGTTCGGCTGTAGTTTTCTTTTCGTTGGAACTGCCGTCCCCACCCATCATTGCACCAAAATCCATATTTTTTGTTCGTTCCGCGAAGTTTGATATGGCGTTGAATGGATCGGTAATTGCTTCTTTGGTCAACAGCAAGGTTGCTTTAATTAATTCAGCCCAATCTCGCCAATGAGCAATCATACCCATTATCATTTTCGTATGAAAAACATCAAATCCTTCAAAGGTTATTTTAAGCAAGTCCCAATGTTTTGCTATTGCGTCGATTGCTTCGCCGAAAAGAGGATATTTTTTAATCATCTCTCCAATTAACGAATTATGACCGGCTTGAAATGCTTTGATATCGTCGTATAAAAATGCAAATGCGGCCGCAAGTGCGACAACGCCAAGAATAACCCAGGTTATCGGATTTGCCAGAAACGACGCATTTAATCCCCACATGGCTTCAGTGGCAATGAGAATGGCCGAACCTAATCCGATAAAAAACCCAACAACTAAATCTTTATGGTCACGTAAGAAGATTAAAAAAACTTCCACGCCTTTTAGAATGTCACCGAGAAATGGAAGAAAAGCGGTATCCCCTTCGATCATCACTTGTCTTAATACCTGCTTAACATCCATCCATTCAATGTTAAACTTTTTTGCAACCTCGGTATCTTCCTCCGTTACAGTTCCTAGCATTTTTTGACGTTTAATCAATTCGTCAAGTTCTTCGCCACCATTTTGAACCAAGCGAATTGTTGCTTCATCCAACCCAATACCGCGCAACATTGCAAAACTTTGCGCCTTCGGCATGTCTTTGACTTTTTCCGCCAATTTTGGGAAAAGTTCAAATATGTTATTTAATTCGTGTTGGGGATCGCCAATGCCCAACGCTTCAAAGAAACGTTTACCGCGAAGGGGAGCACCGATTGCCATGCGTTGAAGGCTTAGTGTGAGGGTTTGCACGGATTGGACAAAACTATCCGCCGATCCCCCTTCGCGCCTTACAGCCTGTCCCCAAGCGTCAAGCATCGACACGTTTAAGCCGAGTTGCTTGGCTTGCTCCCCTAACTTTTGGGACGCTTCGGCTTGTTCAAAAAATCCTTCGACTAGCTTTTCAACTCCAAGCAACGCCGCGAAACCGGCGGCAATTTCGGCAATGTTTTCAACTATTTTTTTAGTTGCTTCGCTTGCGCGTTCACCAGCTTCGGTAAATGCCCTCCCCCAACGGTTTACGTGTTGAGTATTTTCCTCTGTTTTTTTGCGGGCTTCTTCGTGATTTTTAACTACGGTTGCGGCAGTTTTTTCGGATGCTTGAGTTATCCCGTCCAATGCAAGTTTTGCTTTTGTGGCATCACCATCAAAAACAATTAAAAAGGTATCGAGAATACTTCCGGGCATAACTCAATCACTTTCGTTTTTGATATTCGCTGGCAAGCCATTCGTTGTAACGTTGAGTTGCCACAACTTCGTAAAGGTCTAACGCTTCCTCTAAAGTGTATTCGTATTTAAGTTCTTTAAGCGTAGCCTGACGGCTTCCGCAAATTGCAGCAACGAAGGTGTCAACATTGGGGTAATCGACGCCAGGAAATTCAGCCCGATAGTTTTGAAGAAACCGGAGACTACCCCTTGTTGAAAAAAAACTTGTGTTATACTTCATCATTTCAATTTCGATTTTAACCAATGTTTC